AAGTACTACGAAAGCCTAAAGGGAATTCATAATTTGTAGTATGAAACGTACAAAGTAGGGACAGTTTGTTTCAAAAAGGTAATAAGTTATCAAAAGGTGGCCAGAAGCTCGACCCTGATCTAAGGGGTGTGAAGCTATTGAATCAACGAGAAGTTGAAAAGTTGGTCAATAAGTTGCTATCTTGGCCAGTTCGAGAGCTAGAGGCGTATAGTATTGATAAAAATAACCCTGCTGGTGATGTTATGGTGGCGCGGGTTGTTATCGAGGCTATCAGAAGCGGTGATGAGAAGCGTCTCGAATTCATCTACAACCGATTATTGGGTAAACCTAGAGAGACGCGAGATGTAAACGTGAAGAACGGAAATCTCCACGATGAGCTAATGAGGCTGCAAGATGAACTCGAGCGAGATGTGACGCCGAGATTGGGCTATCATGGCGACCAAGAAGACTGACGTAAAGCTCCTAGACCCCACTTATCGTATTAAAAACCTCTATAAAATAGTAAATAAAGACGGAAAACTCGTTAAATTCGTACCCAATGAGCACCAATGGTTAGTTCTGCAGGATCCTTCTTTATTAAAAGCCATCCTAAAAGCTCGACAAATTGGATTCTCGACCGCTTGCATTATCCAGATGTTAGATCGAACTCTATTCAATAAGAATCAAACATCGGTCATCTTGGCGCACGAGCAGGATTCTATCACTAAGTTGTTCCGTATCGTTTTAAGAGCCTATAAATATATGGACGACGAGATTAAGCCCAAATTGGAACGTGGCGGCGGTGCGAAGCATGAGCTCTATTTTCCTTCTATTAATTCTCGGATCTATTGCGACTTAGAATCTCGTGGTGATACTATACAAAACTTACATATCTCTGAGTTCGGATTGATGAAGGATGATGAAAAGGTCAAAGCGACACTTGATGCGGTACCCATGCGAACAGGCCGAATCACTTACGAATCAACGGCGTTCGGGTTAAATCACTTCTATGACCTATGGTTTGCTAGGGATCGTGCGGAGAAAAAGTTCTTCTTTCCTTGGTTTGTGTTCCCTGAATACGCCTTACCCACTAAAAAGATTACGGATTACTCGGAAGAAGAAGACGACTTGATTGTAAAGGCAGCTTTACACTTCAAGATTAAAATCTCGGACGAACAGATAGCTTTTAGACGTTGGAAAATAGCACAAAAGGGTGGCGGCACTAATGGTGAGCGTCATTTCATTCAGGAATACCCCGAGGACGAACAATCGTGCTTTCTAACATCGGGTAACGCAGTATTTAATCTATTTCATATCAGGAAACTGCTCAACAATGCACCAAAGCATTTAGAGACATTGGATGGCGGTATCAAGATATTCAAGCGACCCGACAAAACTCGCACTTATGTCTGCGGTGGTGACTGTGCCGAGGGAGTCGGTGGAGATAAATCCTATGGGGTTATGTTGGACGCTAGATCTCGGGAAGTCGTGGCCACTGTCTGCGCTGATGTTAAACCCTACGAATTTGCCGAACTTCTTAATAAAATGTGCATCCATTATCGTGCGCCTGGGAGACCATTCCCTATGTTGGCGGTTGAAAGAAACAATCATGGCCATGCAGTTCTCCTTCAATTAGAGGAACATATCAGGTATTCAAATTTATTCTTTCGCATTAAGTCAGTCGACCCAATATCTGGGAGGCAGCAGAAGGACGATAGGCCTGGATGGGTAACAGACAAAGTCACTCGTCCTATTATGATTAATGCTTTTGTCGATGCGGTGGAGAATTCCTATATGACTCTCAATGATTCTTACATACTTAACGAGTGCTTGACGCTGGTTAACAATGAAGGGAAAATAGAGGCTGCCGAGAATAAGAACGACGACAGTATTATTGCGTCATCAATTGCGCTACAATTAGCTATAGAGATGGGCGGAAATCTCGTCCGTTATGATGATTTAAAATCAAAAATCAAAATGTAAAGGGTGCAAATGGCAAAAAAACCAGTCAAAGAAGTAGCTGAACCCCAAGAAAAACCAGCTACCGAAACGGCACTGCTTGCTGCTGGCGGCTCTAAAAACCCAATCGAAGATTTATATATAGGCGTTGCTGAACAAACATACAAACGCTCATCATATGTCCCTGAATCGTTCAAAATGCCCTACAATCCCGATGATATTTACCAGAAAAAGGGTAATTATTCGATCTATGAAGACATGATGTACGACGATCAAGTCTCTATTTGTTCCAATTTAAAGAAAGATTTAATCCTTGGTTCTGGCTGGTCATTAGTGGCCGACGAGGACGACCAGCATGATATGTGCAAAGAATTACAGGAGTCTATTGAGGATTCGTCAGATACCACATTCACCGATAAGTTGCGTGAGATATTAGATGCCTATGAAAAAGGCTTTAGTTTGACTGAAAAAGTATTTCAGATAATGGACAACGGATGGCTGGCTTTAAAAGACCTATTCACTCGGCACCCGAATTCTTGGTTAATCTATCAAGATGACAAAGGTAATATCACTAAGTTCGAACAGAAAACCGCCGTTGGTGATCTTTCTATCAATCCAAAATCTCTAATTCACTACATCAACAATGCAAAATATCAAAACCCATACGGAACATCGGATCTACGTGCTGCCTATAATGCGTGGTTCACTAAGAGACAAGTCATTCGTTGGTATGCCATGTTTCTCGAGGCTAATGCCAAACCGATACCAGTGGGGCGTTATGATGTGAATTCTCCTCCAGGGACTGCTGATGAATTACTCGAGATCTTAAAAGGATTTCAAGCGAAGACCGCAATTACCATACCAAGAGACATAGAAGTCGATTTCCTCGAGGCCAAATCAAACGGCGAAGCATATCACAAAGCATTAAATATTTTTAATATGTTCATCGGTCGCTCTATGTTTATCCCTGATCTATTGGGAATGTCTGGAAGTGAAACAGCAGGTGGATCACTCGCACTAGGCAAAGAGCAAATGAATATCTTTTTCATGCACATTAATAGACGCCGAGCCACATTAGAGAAATTGGTTCAGCGCCACATTATTAAGCCATTAGTTGTCTATAATTACGGCAACGTGCCTATTCCAAAGTTTAAGTTTAACCCATTGAATGACTCAGAAGCCGTAGAGCTTGCAAAGGTATGGCTGGATCTAGTCAAAGCTAAAGTGGCTAAAGTCACCGAAGAAGAAGTAAATCATTTCAGAAAATTGGTTAAGTTCCCAGAGGGTGATGTTGAATTAATCGCACCAGTCGAACCTGCCGAATTGGGCGACGATGGTCTTCCTCTTAGACCCGAAACCGACAAAGATGGCAATCCATTACCTAACAAGAGAGTTGAGAAAGATGCGTCGAATAAAGACCCAATCGACGCAAAAGATGCGGAGATAGATGAAAAAATGCAGAAGGACTTTGCTAAAATCTACAATCTTCCTCCAGGAGAATACCATAGAAAGTGCGACTTTAAGGCTATTGCTGCCAAATTAAACGACTATGACAAGTCCGTTGTGGCCGAAACTGCTCCAGTTGTGAAGAAAATGTATGCAGATTTATATGAGCAATTGAAAAAAAAGAATATTTTAACTAACCAAGACATTAGTAAAGTCGATTCTATTAACCTTAAGTATCGTTCAGAGCTAAAAAAGTTACTTAAACAATCATTCATGTCTATATATAAGGACGGACAAGTCCAAGCTGCGCATGAATTGAACAAATCTGATTTTAAAACCCCGACCACTTCGCAGGAATTCTTGGACTTATTGGATCAGGAAACCTTCGCTTATATCGGCAAGTATGAGTATGGAATCAAAGAAAAGGTGCGGCAACAATTGGTTGCTGCGATTAAAGACGGGCTTCCGTTGTCTAATGTTATCGATACGTTGGACAATGAGGGTAAAAGACTATCAGAAGTCAGCCTTGAAAGATTCGCTCGGACTAAGCATACCGAAGTTCTCAATAGAGGACGACTGGCATACTTTGAGGAATCTGGGGTAGTAGCTGCTTATCAATATTCTGCCATTTTAGACGACAGAACATCTGATATCTGCGCAGGATTAGACGGAAAGATATTTGTCGCGGGGACTCAACCAGTTCCCCCTATGCATTTCAATTGCAGATCTCTATTAATAGCCATTACTAAATACGAGGAATTCAAACCAAGTGAAAAGGTCGGTAAAAAAGACATTGAGGAATTCATCGATGAGAATAAAGGCGACAGTTTCGCTCGGTTCTCCCTGGCTGATGATTTCACCACCGAGCACTTAGACGACTGCATCGATGTAATCACCTACTCCAGAAAAGGTATTCCATTTGAAACGATAACCATAAAATACTCCGATAATACCCACAAAGAAGTTTTGTCAAAAATCACAAGGGCTATAAATGCGGTTTAATCCATTAACGAAACAAATGGAAGAGTCAGAAGATATCTTCACTGTTGTCCCAAAAGCTAAAGTGGCCAATGTCGTAGGCCCAAAGGGAGACAAGGGAGATATCGGCCCGCAGGGAGATCGTGGATTCAAAGGTGATAGCGGCGAGCGCGGCATACCTGGGATTAATGGAGAAAAGGGATCTAAAGGCGACGCTGGACAAACTGGGGCGCAGGGAATACCAGGCGACGTTGGGCCAAAAGGCGACAAAGGAGATCCAGGGCAGCGTGGTCAAATTGGATTAAAAGGCGAGAACGGAAAAGACGGAACGCCGATATACTATACCGCAAAAATGCCATCAAATGATTTGGGTTCGGATGGCGAGTGGACTTTCAATGCTTTCCGTGAGGTTTTCCACAAAGAATCAGGCAATTGGAAATTTTATTCTATGATGGGTGGCGGTGCCGCCAAGGTTCGTAATATTCAGGACATAGGAAACGTGAAGCTGACAAATCTTACAATAGGTGATAATCTTCAATGGAACGGTTCCTATTGGTCAAACTCGCAGGAGGACGCGCTGGCAAATCTTAATATTCAGCTAGATGTTGTCGACGCCACAGTGACCTATATTGGTTACGCGCAGCCTGGTGCTCTGACTTCTGCCGCTTCTTGGAAGATTAAAAAAATAACTACCACTGGTGATGACATAGCGATCACGTGGGCAGATGGTAATGTAAATTTTGATAATATTTGGAATGATCATGCTAGTTTGACTTATTCATAAGGGGTTATAAATGGCTTTGAAAATGGCAGTTGCTCTAAGAAATGCACGACTTGATGCGATAACTACCTTCGCTGGAGCGAGTGCAAAGCTGAGATTTTATGACGGAACCCAGCCTGCAACGGGTGGTGCTGCCACGAATCTTCTCGCAGAATGTATTATGAACGCTACGTTTGCTGACGCAGCAGCAGCAGCAGTTTTAACCATGAACGCCATTGCCAATGATGCGGCGGCAGATGCAACTGGAACGGCTACGTGGGCTCGAATTGTAAAATCTGATGGGACTACTCATGTCGTGGACTTAACTGTCACTGCAACTGGTGGCGGCGGTGATATCACTGTCGGCACAGTCTCTTTCGTGGCCAGCTCTATCATAAGCATTACGAGCGCGACAATTACGGAAGCAAATGCATAATGGCAATCACAACTCTCGACGGGCTTATTGCCGCAGCAAAACAGAGAATTCAGCTTTATAAGTCTGCGACTAGAACCGCAGTCGCCAATAGTCCGTTTTCAGTTTTTGACTTAGCTGGTAATCCAGGCCTTGGAGTCTTGGCTGGAACTTCGACGACTACTGGAGTCGTTCCGACCGATGCGACCGCAGGGTGTCCTTTGATTAATGCTTTCGGCGGCGGTGCGACTGGGTACGTTTCTCGGATTGAAGCGTCAAATCAAGTATCTTGCCGAATCCTGCTTTTCGATATGCTTTGGAAAGCAGGGGCTTACGCTTTCAACGCGAATACGACTGGTCAAACTCCAACCTCCTTTTCTTCACGAATCCCAAGCGGAACGGACTACAACGGACTCGAACTTTGGTACGAGCAAGTTACCGCAGGGACATTGGTTCAGAACGTGGCCGTGACTTATAATGATGAAAACGCCGCATCATCTACCACTGGAACAGTGGCCATGCCAGCCGCTATGATTGTGGGTCGAATGTTCCAAATACCTCTAGCAGCAGGCGACAAGGGAATCCAGGGCGTGACGGGTGTTGTTGGGTCGGTTGCTTCGGCGGGGACTTTCAACATTCTTATTATGCGGAGACTTGCAGAAGTTCGTATTAGAGTGGCTAACGACGGAATCATCCAAGATGCTCTCACGACTGGACTCACCCAAGTATTCGAAGACTCTGCTATGAGATTGGTAGTTATTCCTGACTCAACTGCAACGTCCCTTCCAGAGATCATCGTAGACGTCGCAAATGGCTAACATCTGGCGAAGGCTTCGCTCAGATAGATTAACCACCACATCACTGATTAAAAAAAGCAGCGGAGGCGCTACTCAGCTAGTTGCTGATGATTTTTTTGAAGCGTCTGGTGGCAGCACGATAACTGGGACGATAGCCACAACCCTCGCGCCCGCGACAGCCTCAATCCAGGCGACTGAAACAATCAGTGGATCCTTATCTCCGTCTTTAGGTGACGCCACGTCATCGATTGCTTCAACGGAAACAATAGCCGCCACAATTGCTCCGACTCTCGAGCCAGCCACCTCTGCATTTGCCGCGACTGAAACGATCCAAGCGTCGTCTGCATCCTCCCTGCAAGATAGCACCGCGAGCTTCGTAGCGACTGAAAATATACCAGCAGTTATGGCCACGACGCTTCAAGATGCTACAAGCAGCATAGCATTAACGGAGGCAGTCGAGGCAATCCTTGCGGCAACCCTAGCCAATGCGACCTCTCAAATATCGGCTACGGAGACTATTTCAGCAGCCATGGCCTCTAGTTTAGCTCCAGCTACCGCAAGCTTTAGTGATGGCTCTGGTGTTGGCGAGATTGTTTCCGACTATCGAAACTTTAAGAAAATCGGAAATAAGTATATAGTGATAAAAAATCGAAAAGACATAGATGAAGAAATAGGCTATGATGAAGCATCATTCCTTAAAGCCTTCGTTTAAATCCAGGAGAAATTATGCAAAAATACACAATTAAGGACGTTCAGATATTCTCAGCAGGTGAGTGGAACGATGAAAAGTTCACCACAAAAGACTTAGAAAACATGGTTAAGTCATTCGATGAGACTAAATCTGGCGTCAAACCCTATATAAAGCTCGGCCACGATAAAAATCAAAAAATAGCAAAAAATTCAAATTTACAAAAAGATGGGTTGCCAGCGTTGGGCTGGATTGATAAAATGAGTGTCACAGGCGATAAGTTAATTGCTGATTTAGTGGACATTCCAAAGAAAGTCTACGATCTGATTAAAATCGGCGCGTATAAAAAAGTATCTTGTGAGATGTTTTTTAACGTGAAGATAAAAGATAAGCGATTCTCTCACCTGATCACTGCCATCTCTTTACTTGGTGCTGATACACCAGCCGTAATGAATCTCGATGACATTCACAGTTTATATTTTGAGGCCGAGGCCGATCCAAAGGCTTACGCATCTGAATTTATATTTAATGAGGAAACTCAAACAAAGGAACAAATAATGGCAAAAACAGAAAACGAGATCAAGCTAGAGGTCGAGCTTGAGAATCAAAAGAAAGAATTTACGGCCACAAAAACAGAAGCAGACGAGGCGAAAGCTAAGTTAGAAGCTGCTGAAAAAGAGAACACCGCTTTGAAGGAATTTAAAGCTAATGCAGAAAAAGTAGCTCTTGAGAATGAGATTGCTTTAAAAGCTGAAAAAGTTAAAACATTTGCTAAGTCATTAGTGACTGAAAAACTAGCAAGTCCTGCTATGGAGCCTTTAATATTGGAGCTTTTATCTGATAAAAAGGAATTCTCTGTAAAAGTAGGGGACAAAGAC